TTGGCGCTGCGACTAAAGCTAACCAGTTTTTTAATAGTATTGTGAAAATACCTTTGGCATCGCAACAGTTTTTCAGAAACACAATGACTAATATGGCGGCAGCAACAACTTTTACTATAGGACAAGATTTAGTCGCAAATCTTACAGGAACGAAATCAGGTATATCAGGACAAAATTTTTCTTTCAATGTTGCAGGAGCATTACTTGCCCCCGCTTTAGTAGGTCTATTACCAGCTAAAGGATTGAAAAGCATGTCATCAACGAGTCGTGCAATTATCAATACAATAGCGCCTAAGTTTTTAAATAGAGAAGGTCAATACAGTCAAGAAGCTATAAAAGAACTAGAATCATTAGGAATAACAGGCGATAGATTGAATGAATACAGCCAAGAAGACTTAAATGTATTCGCACAGGCGCTTGAGCTAGGTTACGAAAAAGACATAGCTAAATCATATATGAACTCTAGTAAGTTTGGAATAGACTTATTTGACGCACAAATTAACAGAAATCAAGATGCTTTACAAAAACTAAATGAAGGGATGAAAGGAGCTTATGGAGTTGGCGTTCAAGAAGATTTATTGAAAATTATTAATTCACAAAACAATCAACTAAGTAAAGCAGCTATAGAAATGGCAGGATTGCCCGAAGATTTCGATTTTGCTGAAATGACTGGTGCGCAAAAAAACAGATTAGGACTAACAATTAAAAGTTTAGTAGATGACGCTTTTGAAGCTAAGAATAAATATGTCAATCAAAAATATGAACTAGTGAGCGGAAATCTTACAATATTACCAGAAGACACAACAACCCTAAAAGGCAATATACAGAGTATACTCAAACAAAATTACACAGATGCAAATGATCCTTTTTTTGCAAAAGACTATGAAAAGTCTAGTTCCATCTATAACAGAATAAATAACTTTAAAAAACAAATCGAAAGTCAAAAGGGCAAAGATTTTACCCTTGCTCTTAAAGATTTTCAAAAGTTTAGATCGAACATTACAGCGGATGTTTTTGACGCTCAAGGATCAGATGCTGTTTTAGCTAATGAGCTTTTAGGAGAGTTTGATAGGTTTCAGGATGATATGTTTCAAAATGCTCTTAAATATACGGATAGAATGACAGAAACACAACTATCTAATTTTAAAGAAGCAAACGATGCTTATAGAGAATTGAATCAACAGTTCCGCCAACAAAAAACCACAAGTCTAGGGAAAAAAGATCAAGTTGGTAAATTTATACAACGAATATTAAACGAGGATGAAACGCCTGTAGATATATTAAAAACTGTAAATGGTCTCAAAGACGTAAAAAACACATCATTAGCTTTGAAAAAAGTAGAAGCATTGTTCTCGACTTTAGATGCGCTACCTGAAGCAGAAAGAGTTATAGCAAGACAGCAGTTATCAGATACTTTAAAAGAGTCTTTTCATTTAAATTTAGTTGATACTTCGCTCAAAAAAAGTCAAGGCTCTTTTGTTATGAACCCAATTACCTATCACAGGCAAGTACAACAGTATTTAGCGGATGATAATTTAAGAGGAATGATGGGAAAATTTATGTCTCAAGAAGAAATTAATAGTCTCAATGAATTTTCTAAACTTGTAAAAGAGACAACACCTGGTGATTTCAACAATGCATCTAACACCGCAGCCACATTACAAAGATTGCAAGAAAAAGATGGAATTCCTAATCTTTTCACAAAAAACTTAGGTAAACTTTACGCATATAATTCAGGGGGGCTAAAAGGTTTATTTACATATAGAACAATTACAAGCCTCAAAGGTATACCATCTAAAGAATTAGAAGAATTAAATATTACAAAAACCTTAGAGCAAGTACAAGGAGAGATTCCAGAGGATGTAAGTAGAGCGATGGGTTTTGCTTTATCTACAAAAGGATTACAGGAGTCACTAGCGCCAGTAAAAATAAATAAAATAGAAAATATACTAAATTATGAACTGCCTGTTTTAGGAACTACAGATGACATTAAAAAATTCAGAAGCAGAGTTGTTGGGCTAGAAAATATGAATGACGAACAAAAAGAACAAATCAAGAAGCAAATCGAAAATAGAGAGAAAATAAAGAGAATACTTAGATGATACCTTTTGAAGTCATAACAATGCTTGGCTCTAGTTTGTTTACTGGGCTACTTTCTATATGGTCACAGAAATCTAAAGACGCAGCAGATCAACAAAAGTATCTTATGCAAAGAGCAGAGATAAATCGTGCATCAGTAGAAGATGCAAGAAAAGATAACAGTCAATATCAATCTACAACAAGAAGATGGATGGCATTATTAGCTGTGTTCTTCATTATCTGTTTACCTAAACTAGCAGTATTCTTAGACCCATCAGTACAAGTACACCTTATGTATCTTGAGCAAGTGAAAGAAGGTTGGTGGATATTTGGCAGTATCGAAGAAGTAACAACATTTCAAGGAATATCAGGTGTAGTTATTACTACAGCAGACACACATTTTTTAGCAGCGATATCAGGATTCTATTTCGGTTCTGCTGCAACAAGGAGATAACATGGTAGCTAAAAGATATCAAAGCAAAACTGGTGGATTAAACGAAGCAGGAAGAAAACATTTTAAACGCACTACAGGTGCTAATTTAAAAAGACCTGTAACAGGTAAAGTAAAGCCAGGATCAAAAGCTGCAAAAAGACGTGCAAGTTTTTGTGCAAGAATGTCTGGTGTTAAAGGTCCTATGGAAAAGAACGGCAGACCAACTCGTAAAGCGTTGGCACTTCGTAAGTGGAAGTGTCGTGGATAGAATTTATTTAGCACTCGTTATATTAGTTGTATTAATCTTAGGTTACGCAATAGAAGATGCTGTATCTGATGTAACCTCAAGTGGTGCAACAACAAATAACCAGACTAATTCTCAGGGCAGTAATACATCTATATCAGGTGGTTACTCACAAGAGACAACTAATAACTATACTGGTGGACAAACTAATACCACAACTAATTCTACAACTAATAATTCTAATCAAGAGACTGCTGTTAATTCTGCAACAGCACCTGCTATGTCAGTATATGGTCAAGACAGTTGTGTAATACCCCTTTCTATTGGCATGACTGTCATTGGCTTCAGTACATCTATGGGAACTTATTATCACGATATGGAATGTGAACGCAGAAAAAAAGCTAAACTACTTAATGGTTTAGGTATGAAAGTCGCAGCGATATCATTAATGTGCCAAGACAAAGCTGTATGGAAATCTATGATGGATGCAGGTACACCATGTCCTATAGATGGATTAATCGGTGAACAAGCTAAACAAAGATGGGATGAACTCGGTAATGAAAAAGTTTTTGATTCTGTTAATGCTACCTCTATTAGCAAACGCAGACACCACAGAAAATCTCCTTAATCAACAAATTTATGATGGCAACAACTTTGCCAATGGTTGGTCTGGAACAAATGACCACAATCATGGCAATAATATTGTAGCAGGTGTTGATGGAGAATATATAGAAATCAGTATCTCATTACAAAATGATGCAGGATTATCTAAAGGTGTAATTAATAATGGGTTTACATCTACAGCAGGTGCAGATATTTGGTTTTGGAATCAGATAGAACAAAACGTAGAGATAACACAAACCTTAGTAGATGATAATGGTAATGTAACTACACAGACTAAAACTATAAATAACGATGGTTGTTATTATTGCACACATACTGATTCAATTATTATTGGTAATAATAGCCAAGAAGATTACGACATAACAGTTAGATATACTTTCAATGAGAACAGTAATTCTACATTTCACTATGGTGCTGACTTAAAAAGCCCTACATTGTTTATAGAGTATGACCCTGTAGTAGTAGATACAACAACACAATTAGCTATTACAGAAATATCGAATGACATACAAGAGATATATATAGAAGAATTTATTTACGAAGAACCTGTTATTCAAGAAGTGGTATTTGAAGAACCAATTGTAGAGATAATAGAAGAACCTATTTTTATAGAAGAAGAATTTATCGAGGAGACTATTGTATTAGCCCCTACTATGATAGAACCTGAGATAGTAGAAGAAGTTATAGAAGAACCTGCTGTTGAAGAAGTATTTGAAGAAATAGTTGAAGCACCTGTGGAGGAAGTAAATGAAACAGAAGCTGTCGAAGAAACAGAAAGAGATACAGACATTAATGAAAGTAACGGAGATGTTGTCGCAGAAGAAACCCAAGTCGATAACGAGAGTCGGAGTTTTGAAACCGAACTAACTATAGAAGAAATATCTATTAAAGTAGCAGACAAAATTAAAACAATAGATGGTCAGCTAAAAGCTACACAAATGATAGTAGCTAAAGTCATAGCTAAAGATAATAAAATATCTTCTTACTCAAAAGTAAACACAGATATATTTATACAACCTGAATTACAAAGTATTGATATAGGTACATATACTAATAGTAACTATGTTGATATTAGAAACATTTACCCAAATCAAACTTACGAGGACAGACTATGGACATCAAGACAATAGCAGGAATACTAGGACTAGTTATTACATTAGGTGGTTTGTTTGTTCAAGTTGGGCAAATATTAAACAGATTAGAAGTGGTTGAAGCAAGATCAGTACCTAATATTGCTCCACTAGAAAAAGAATTATCAATACTTAGAACAGAATTAGAGGGCTTAAAAGCTAGAAATAGTAATCCTTTGATGCGATGATAAAGATAATTAAGTTCTTATTAAGTAAGGTAAGAACGAAATATCTAAGACCTGAACTATCAGTCTTAGAGTTTATACTTATATTGGTTATGTCATATTACATCACTAGATGGATATATGCTTAAACTAATAGGAGGTAACTATGAGTGCAAATATACCTTTTACAAAAAGGGAAATGCAAATCATCAAAGCAATCCATTCGATTGATCCCCAAGCAGAAATCAGTATAAAATCGAGGATAAATAATAGACTTGATTATAAATATGGGGGCGTAGTTTTTCTAAATTGCGAACCTATTACCTGGGATGAAATCATGGATAAAATAGATGAAGAAGAAAGAAGACCTTATTAATCGACCTGCCCATTATACCAAGGGCATAGAGACGATTGAATACATCAGGTCATGGGATATGGATTATGTTCGTGGGAACATCGTAAAATACGTTACCCGATTCCCTTACAAAGGCACACCTATACAAGACTTAGAGAAAGCTAAGTGGTATCTCGAATATTTAATTAAACAGGAAAAAAACAAATGACCATACATAATAATGGTGGCAATCTTAGTAGGGTTGGTATCATACAAAGAGATGATGATGGCAATGCTTTACGTTGTCCTCATTGTAAGTCTGAGCATTTAATTAAGAATGGACATGATGGTACTGAAAGAAAAGTAAGAAGATGGAAGTGTAAAACTTGTGGAAAGAAAACATGTCATCCAGAAGTAATGAAAAACTATGAACTAGAAGAAAGAACAGAAACAGATTGGACTACAGAAGAACTAATTGATGCAAGAACGGAAGTCTTTAAAAGAAAAGATGCCAGAGAAAGAAAAGATAAATTTATAAATATAAAAATAAAAGACCCAAAACCTATAGGTCTTTACATACAAGGCGACCCTCATGTTGATGATGATGGTTGTGATTGGATATCACTTAGAAACCATATAGATATTGTTAATAAGACAGATGGTATGTATGCCTGTTCTGTTGGTGACTTGTCTAATAACTGGGCTAGACGTGGTAAGTTAGCAGGATTATGGGCAGACCAAACGACTAATGGCGAACAACAATGGCAGTTAGTAGAATGGTTAGTCAATGCAACACCTTATATATTTATCGTTGCAGGTAATCATGATATGTGGGCTATGGAGGGCGATCCTATTAAATGGATGTGCAAACCACTAAAGTCTGTATATTCAGAACATAACGCAAGACTTAAAATCAAACTACCTAAACACGAAATAAAGGTAAATTGTTCTCATAACTTCAGAGGACACTCAATGTACAATACAGCACACGGTATTGTTAAACACGCATTGTTCAATGCAAGAGACCACTTACTCATAGCAGGTCATACTCATGTATCAGGATATAGTCCTATCAAAGATGCTAACTCAGATAAGATTATGCATTGTGTACAGGTTGGCTCTTATAAGAAATACGATAACTTTGCAAGACAACTGAATCTTCCATGTAAGATGATGTCAGCTTGTGCTGTTGCTGTATTTAATACTGAACTCACAGAAGACCATCCAGACTTCATCAAGATATTCTGGGAAGTACAAGAGGGTGCTGATTATCTTAATTATCTAAGAAGCAAAAAATGAAACCAAAATTAGTAGTCATTAATTGGGAAGACGCAATCACCCCAACATCAGGGTGGACAAATATAAAAGAATTAGAAAGCACATTAGCTGACTGTATATCAATCGGATTAGTCGTAGATGAAAACGACAAAACTATAACAATTGTTAGTCACATCTCAGGAAGTGATACACAAGTAGATATAGATGGGAGTCTCGTATTGGATAAGTCTTGGATTAAGTACAGAAAAGATTTACCATTACCTAAAGAGACAATTAATAAATTAAAGATATGGTTACTGGAGAACGCAGATGCCCAAAAAAATAAGTAAAGAAGACGAAAAAAAATTTATAGACGCTTTTGTAGAAGGAGCGACAGCAGGAAATGCAACTGCCACTGCTAAAGATATGGGATATAAAAGTCCTAGGACAATGGGAGCATATCTCAAAAACAAATATTCTGAAGAAATTAGAAAAAGAAATGAAGACAGAATAACATCAGCATCCGTTAGCGCAATATCGGTTCTAAATGATTTGATGATCAACTCGGAACAAGATTCTGTAAAATTCAATTCAGCAAAACTCGTAATGGAGTTAGGCGGTTACAGTTCACAAAGTATAAATCTGAATGTTGAAAAAGGACAAAATAAGTCTGATGAAGAACTAATTCAAGAGTTACAAGTCCTCGCAACTAAGATTCCAGGTCTAAACAACAAATTATTGGGTATAAAAGAAGAAACTCAAGAAGATTTAGGCGACACCCACGATAATGGGTCTACAATGGACGAGAACAGAGTTATTAATTAACTGATAGTTTCATATAACTGCACCCTCTAAAATGGCAAATAAGCTAAATTAGAGGGTGTTTTTTTATGTTAAGAGTCTTGGTTTTCAGGATTCTCCTGATTTTGCTCAGAATTGCCCTCAACCAACTTTTGATATCTCTTTTTGCTATAATCTTTGTCATAGTCAGGATTATTTTTATATCTTTCCCGTCTTTGAGCATTGATTCTCTCACGATTTTTCTTTCGATACTCTGCGTGATATTCAGGATTATAGCTTTCCTTATTTTTCTTCTTCCACTTTTCGGGATCTTTCTGATAGATTTCCTTTTTCGGCATAACTACCCTCCAAATGGTTCATCATCTCTTGTTTCGATTACTAAGTTGCAATCTCCCAAATCTTCTTCATCATCACCCTGTCCTGGATTGGACCAAAGAACCGCTTTATAGATACCAGGCTCTATTACAATTCTTTTCTCTATCTTGA